ACTACTGGAACATTTGATCATGAAGGGCAGCTTCAACCAGATGACAGTTTGTCTGGAAAAAATGTTAATTTAAAGTTTCCTCGATTTGAGTTTGCCTATTCCCGCCGAGTGGGATATGGTGTGTCCACCGAAGCAGGCTTTGGAGGGGAAGTTGCCATTTATTCAGCTTCTTTCACTTCGAAAACAGATAGACAAGATTATGATTTGCAGGAAATAGTTTCTTCATCTGCAGCCGATGACACGACTCAAGCCTTTTATGGAAAGGTTGGAGATAAGAGAATCAACATAACGAGAGTTTATTATAAGACGCCACACTCAATGTGGAGGTTTTATGGCTATTATGGTGGTATTAATACTGTGGGTAACCTAGCTAGCTACGGTCAGTAGGCAGATGATTCAACTTTTGAAGTTATACCCACTTGGCAAAACAAATCTCAAGCCATGGCCTTTGAGGACGCGATCTATACAAGAAATAGCCATTATTCTTATGAAATTAAAAACAACAGGTTGCGAATTTACCCAAGCGCCGTTGATTCAAGCCCTTCTCAGTTTTGGATAGAGTTTTTTGTTGATTCTGATCCATGGTCGGAATCTGATACCGAAGGCCGCGGAGGCAAATCAGGCATTGAGGGGATAAATAATTTAAATACATTACCCTATGAAAATTTGCCTTACAAGAATATTAATGCTATAGGAAAGCAGTGGATTCGAAGGTTTGCCCTCTCACTCTCGAAAGAGACCCTGGGGAATATTAGAAGCAAATTTACTACCATACCCATTCCAGGCGATAGTGTGACTTTAGATGGGCCAGGCCTTTTAACTCAAGCCCAGTCGGAACAAGAAAAGCTAAGAGAAGAATTGAAAACTACCTTAGACGAACTAACATATACAAAACTTATGGCTGAAGATGCAGCACTTGCCGATTCTGTGAATACGATTAATAAAATGATCCCTCTTAAGGTTTTTGTGGGGTGATATAGATGGCAAAATCCTCAGATAAAACAAAATGGGCCCAGCCCGCATCTCCGCCACCACCTTTATTTTTAGGGGAAAAAGAGAGGGATTTAGTAAAGCAAGTTAACGATGAGCTTATTGAGCGCGTCATAGGTCAAGAAATAATTTATTATCCGATTAGTTTAGAACACACCAACTTCCACCCTCTCTATGGAGAAGCGATTGAGAAGAACTTTTTATCACCAATACGAATTCATGTGCTCGTTGCTTGGGAGGGTTACACGACCACAGTCACCAACTTGGGTATTGATAAGAGACTTTCGTTGACTGTCAACTTCCATAGGAGGAGGCTGATTGAAGACCAGGATGTGTACCTTCGCGAGGGCGATTTTATTGCATACGGTGATGATTTTTTCGAGATAGCAACTATTGATTACCCTAAACAAATATTTGGCCAAGGATACATCGGCCGCGAGCGCATATTTGAAGCTCAAGCAAAATGTATAAAAGCCAGGGAGGGTACATTCGATGCCAGTTGATTCTGACTCTAAAAAATTAGAAGACGAGAATAAGCGCCTCGACGGGCCCTTTTTAAATCCTTCTGATTTTGAAACAATCGACTATGCGTTTTATGATTTTGTTAATGATGAGATGCAGATTAGGGCGCACACAAATAAAGGCTGGAAAAAGGTCAGTGTAATTTGGTCTTCTCCGGAGCGCGTCCATTTTTCAAAAAAAGATAAAGATATGTTTGATTTGGACGGCACATTAATATATCCGCTGGTTAGTATTCAAAGAACTTCAATGTCGAAGGATTTAGCAAAAAAAGGAAAATATTTTGGCGCACCTACACAATTTACAGATCCCTTAAGGGGTGGTCGCGTTGTTGTTTCAAAAAAAATAGTAGAAGATAAAACAAATAATTTTGCAGTCGCACAGAACATAAGAAGATATAGCGAGTCAAATAGAACTCCTGGCCGCCAACCTTATTATCCCCTGATAGGGAAGAAAAATAAAAAAGTCGTAATAGAAACTTTATCAGTGCCACAGCCAGTGTATATAAATATAGGCTATCAAGTGACCTTGCAAGCCAACTATCAACAGCATATGAATCAAATGCTGCAGCCCTTTGTTACTCTCGGTGGTCACATAAACTCTTTCTTGATTGAGAGGGATGGTCACACATATGAAACCTTCTTACAGTCAGATTTATCTCAGAATAATAATATTTCCTCTTTTGATCAAGAAGAGAGGGTTTTCCAAACTACTGTAAATTTCGAGGTGCTCGGATATGTCATTGGAGAGGGTAAAAACCAACAAAGACCACGTATCACAAAAACTGAAAATGTAGTAGAAGTAAAGATTCCCCGCGAACGCGTTATTGTGGGCGATGAACAGGATTTTGATCCAAAAAGTGGATTTTACAGAGAATAGGATTATAAAAAGGTTTTTGCTTTATTGTATTACTATTTATTAGAGAAATAACGCCCCCTGTTTGAAGGAGAAAGAGTGTATGTCTTACAAGAAATTTAAGTTTATCTCACCGGGAATTTTTATCAATGAGATTGATAATTCTCAATTGCCTGCACTACCAAATGCAATCGGCCCAGCAATTATTGGGAGATTAGAGCGTGGCCCGGCGCTCAAGCCAGTGCAAGTCAATTCATTTGCAGACTTCGTAGAAGTCTTTGGAAAACCGGTACCTGGAGGTCGCGGAGGCGACGTCTTTAGATACGGAAATCGAACTGCCCCAACTTATGCGGCATATGCTGCGCAAGCTTGGCTGCGCAACAATTCTCCAGCAACCATGGTTAGGCTTTTGGGGCAAACACACAAAGATGCAGCCGCAGCGACTGCATATGCCGGCTGGGCAACAAATTCAACCGTCTCGGCTAGCTCTGACGCCGCAACAAATAACGGTGCCTATGGGTTGTTTATTTGCTCGTCGGTGCATTCGGGCACCGCCGGCGAAAAGACTGGCGAAAGTAGTGGTCCTCTTACGGGATCTGCAACCGGATGGGTTCAGTCTTCGCGAGGACAGGAGGCAACAGGAACGTTGGCCGCTATTTGGTATTTACAAAACGGGTCGATCCAGCTTACTGGAAATGTCGCTCAAACCGGATCAACCAGTTTGACATCTTCTGCTTATCAATTTGTTAGAGCCGTAGACACGGGAATGTTCAGAGTACAAGTTAAAAATTCTGCTGGCACTTCGGTTGTCAACTCTTCTTTTAACTTTGATCCGGATTCTCCGAACTTCATTAGAAAAGTTTTCAATACAAACCCAATTAAAACCAACACAACGATCGTTGGCTCTGGAAATAGTACGAACTATTGGTTGGGTGAATCTTATGAAGGGCATGTGAGAACTTTTATTCACAGTGGAACCTTGGGTAGTGGATCTGTTGGCGTCTTCAACGGGGCAGGCGCCGCCGCACCGGCCGCCCAAACATATGGAATTATAATGAGGCTTCAGACTCCCAATGGAACTGAACAGGTCGGGGATCAAAGAATGGGCCCCGCAAAAAGCCCGAGCAAACAATTTTCAAAAACTGGATGGTTTATCGCACAAGATCTCACAACAAATTATGCAGCCTTTGACGCCGCATCACAACAAAAGCTCTTTAGGCTTGTGAGTCGCGAGATGGGCGAAGAAACACAGCGCAAAATTAAAATTAGTATTAGGAATTTGAGAGCCGCGGATCCACTGGACCCCAATCAGTATGGAACTTTTACCGTGCTAATTCGAGATATATCTGATTTAGATTCGGCACCAGTTATCTTAGAGCAATACAATAATTGCAATCTGGATCCCGGATCTGCTAATTTTGTTGCTCGTAAAATTGGTAATAAATTTACTGATTGGGATGATAATGACAGAAGATATAGGTCTTTTGGAGATTATCCAAATATATCTAACTATGTTCGTGTTGAGTTACATACCGACGTTGAAAAGGGCATTGCTAATGAAAAATTTATACCCTTTGGAGTTTTGGGCGCCCCAAGGTATGTTGGTTGGCAAGTTAGCGGTAGCAACCCCGGCGGAGCTTTCTACGTCCCGTCATTGGCCCCATATGGCCGATCCGTAGAAGGAGCCCCTCTAACCGAGGCATCTGGAGCTTTTGTTGGCTCCGGCTCAGCCGACCCGATTTCTAAGGTTGGCCTCGGCGGCGGTGCCTTTCAGAATTCAGGCCAGCTGGGTGTTGGCGACGGCCTAGGTCAGGTTGTGAAATCGAGATATAAGTTCCCATCTTTGAGACTGCGCGCTTCATCTGATGAGGGCGCAAAGTTAGCAGATGAGAAAGATGCTTTCTTCGGAGTCGACACAACCTATAAGCAAAGCCGCTTCGACCACAGCGTATATGACGTCCTGAGAGGAAAGGCTGAAGACTTGGACCCATGGGATCCAACTACGGATTATACTGAATATTCGTTTGCGTTCTCGCTCGATGATGTTAAAAATGAAAAAGTGATCGACCCATCTTTTGATGGCAATTATGGAACAAAAGCGTCATATTCACCAGGCAATCGCGCTGCTGGAATGTCTTACACTGCCCATATCGGAAGTGCTGATGCGACCACTACCCCTGGTCCGTCCGAAAGAAGTTATTTAAACGTAATTGACGATATTAAAGGTGGCGATACCGCTGGGTGGAAGCAGTTTACGACATGTCTCCATGGTGGATCCGACGGTGTGGATATCACAGAAGCTGATCCATTTAGGAATTCTCACTTGAGCGGCAAGTCGGAAACGACGGATGCAGCTTACAATTCTGTTTCTGTTGCTATTGACAGCCTCAGAGATCCTGAAGTGGTAGAATACAACCTACTAGCAGCACCTGGATTAACCAACAACACATTAAACAACAAAATGGTTGATATGTGCGAGTTGAGAGGGGATGCCTTGGCTGTGATCGACTTGGACGGTGGATATACACCACCTCACGAGTCTAGTGCTACAAGGACGAACAGAAAAGGCAATGTTAAGACTGTTGTTAGCAACAAGCGAAACAATCTTCAAGCCAACAGCAGCTATGGGTGTGCTTATTACCCATGGGTACAAATTCGAGACACTATTAACGGTGTCACGCTTTGGACGCCGCCCTCGGTTGTTGCCCTGGGAGCAATGGCTTATGGCGAATCAAACTCGCAACTATGGTTTGCTCCGGCAGGCTTCACACGAGGTGGCCTGAGCGCCAATCGTGCCGGTGGTGTACCGGTGGTTGGAGTTGAAGAAAAGCTTACCGTCAAACAAAGAGACAGGCTTTATGAAAATCAAATCAATCCTATTGCGTCGTTCCCGGCGGAAGGTATTGTGATTTTCGGCCAAAAGACTCTCCAGGTGAGCCAGTCGGCCCTCGATCGAATCAACGTTAGAAGGCTGCTCATTTTCCTTAAGAAGCAAGTTTCTAGATTTGCAGCAACAATTCTTTTTGACTCGAATGTCGAAGTGACTTGGACGCGATTTAAGTCCAAAGTCGAGCCATTCCTGTCAGATGTGAAAGCTGGTCTAGGCTTAACGGATTACAAGGTTGTTCTCGATGAGACAACTACAACTCCAGATGCTATTGATAGAAATATCATGTATGCAAAAGTCTATATTAAACCTGCCCGAGCAATTGAATACATTGCAATTGATTTTATTATTACAAACACAGGAGCATCTTTTGAGGACTAAAAATTTAATTTAGTTCTATTTAAATATAGAAGGGAGATTTTAAGCTAATGGTTACAAAAATTGAACAATCATCATTCTGGAGTTCTACTGCGGTAGATCCGAAAAGAAGTTATAGATGGGTTTTGGTTCTAAATCAAATTCCAACGTATGTTATTAAAACATCCGGGAAACCAAACTTTACTGTCGAGTCAGTACAACATCAGTTTGTCGCTCACACTTTTTACTACCCAGGTAGAATTACGTGGAATGAACTTCAAGTAACCTTAGTTGACCCTGTGTTCCCAGATGCCTCGGCTATTTTAGTCAAGACCCTTCAGGCCTCTGGTTATTCTTTGCCTGGTACAATGAAAGATGCCAAAAGATCTTTTAGCAAGCAAGACGCAGTACAAGCGCTTGGTGTGCCGAGCATTCAACAGATCGATGCAAAGGGCAACCCAATTGAAAAATGGACTCTCTTTAATGCATGGCTCTCGGCTGTGAATTTTGGGGAATTGACCTACGAAGCAGATAACATGGTTAACGTGCAAATGACACTTCGCTATGATTGGGCCCAATATGAAGGATCCCCAGCTTCGCCAGAAAATACCACTCCGCAACAAATCATGGTCAATGGAATGAATCAAGATCAAACTATTGAGCAATATAAGAGCGAGTTGGGATTTAAAAAGTCCTAGGCGGTGATAGAGCATGGCCCCCAAATTTACTGCATTTAGCCCAAAAGCTTTTCAATTTTGGTCTAGCACTGAAGCTAGGCCAAAACGGATGTTTGAGGCGATGTTAATATTTCCAGACCTCATATTTGGCGGTGACGGGATGCAAAACATAGAGCCTTTCTTGGTAAGTTCTTTTTCGCGACCCGGATACGCACGTCTGGATAGTGAAACGGGCGAATATCAAATGAAGTCGGGGGATTTTTCAAAAATAGAATACCCGACGGGCGGCTACAGAACAAGCCCAATAAGAGTTGAGTTGTTGGATGTTGTCAATCATAATAAGGGCGCAAATACTGCAGCTGCAGTGCACACATCTTTAACCATGCTTGGAGCGACCCTTGAGTATGAGAAAAAGATGATGGGCGTCGACAATGACGGCAAGCTGGCAGCCGAACAAATACAAAAAACTTGGACAGAATTTCAGAGCACACCCAGATTTTCTATCATTGAATTTGATAATAAGGGGCAAACTGTTGGTGAATGGAAAATTCAACACCCAGTGTTGACGGCTGCAAACTTTTCAGAAGTAAATTATAAATCAGGCGGCTTTGCAACAATTACTTTATCTTTTGATTATAAGAATTTCTCTTACGATAGTTCCTGGGGCGATAAGCTATTGAGAAATCGCATGGAAATGTTGGGCAAAGAAAGAAACGCAATTTCCAAAGCCTTGGATAAGGCTGCTGACAAATATCGAAATGCGATGCGTTCAGAATCTGCAATAAAAAATATATCATAAATTAATTTAAATTATTATTTATGTTGTAGTACAATTAAAAGGAAAATAAGAGAGGTTCATTATGGGTAGCAGAAATGAGGGACGCTTCGGCGCTCCTGTAGTGGTAGATATGCCACAAGACACGCTGACGTCACAAGCAGCACCACCCCCGCAAACTTTAAATTTTATTACGCCAACAGAATTTGTCGACCTGCCGAGTGAGGGGAGGTTTTATCCCCCTGGTCACCCGCTGCACAATCAAGGCGTAATTGAAATCAAGCACATGACGACAAAGGAAGAGGATATTCTCACATCGCAAGCTCTGTTGAGGAAGGGGATTGCTCTAGATCGAATGCTTGAGAGCATTATTGTTAATAAAAATGTGGGAGTAGACGATCTTTTGTTGGGGGATAAAAACGCGTTGATAATTTCCACCCGCGCCCATGGCTATGGCACATTATATGAAGCCACGGCCGTGTGCCCTAGCTGCTCTGAGTCACAAAAATATGAATTTGACTTAGGGTCTTTGGAGTCCAGGAGCGCATCTGATGAGTATATGGAAGAAAGAGGCGTCACTTTGACTGATAATAATACTTTTTTAATTCCACTGCCAACAACTGATTTTGTAGTGGAAGCTCGCCTTCTCACCGGCCATGACCAAAAGAACCTTAGCAGGGCAGCCGAACATAAAAGAAAGAGAAACTTTCCAGAGAGCCCAATAAGCGATTTTTTGAGAGCAATAATTTCCTCTGTTAACGGCGTCTCTGATACAAACACCTTAAACGGCTTCATTAATTCATTACCAGCTATTCAAACTCGCTACATAAGAAAAACTTATGATAACTTAGTTCCATCTTTAGACATGAATCATGATTTTAAGTGCAGCCACTGCGGACATTCAGATGTGGTGGAGGTTCCGCTTAATGCGGACTTTTTTTGGCCTAACTCATGAATACGTAGAGAGCGTCTATGAGCAGTTTTTCTATATGAAGTATTATAGCAACTGGTCTCTTATGGAGCTTTACAATTTACCTGTGGGCCTTCGAAGGTGGTATTTTGAAAAACTTTTGTCACAAAAAGAAAAAGAGGCAAACGCACACAAAGATGCGTCATCATACTAAGATCAAATATCAATAAAATTTTGTTTTGTTAAACTATTTATAGTAATTCTATTTTTTTTGATGTAAGGTATCAATACGCATGGCAAACCAAAAAAACATAAAACAACTAATTGATCAGCTAGAGAAAGCAGATTTAAGCTCTCTAGCAGAAAATTTGAAGAATGTTGCGTCTAATGCGTCTAATGCTGAGAAGGCTGCTGCAAAATTTCTTTCTAACCTTCAAAAAGGTATCGGAGAACAGCAGGCGCTAGCAGACGCCCTTAAGGCCGGTTATGGATCTTTAATCGATTCTGAAAACAAAGCTGCGGAGGCTGCCAATACACGTGTAGCCGCACTTAACCTTGTTAAGAATTCAATAGACCAGCAAAATGCTAGCAACATTCAAACTCTAGCTAACATTAAACAACTTAAAGAAGAACAAACTGATCTACTCAAAAAAACTGAACAAACTGCAGTATCATCTCAAAAAAATCTAGATATAGCCAACGACCAGCTCAAAGTGACCAAAAAAATCACACCCAACTTGAAAGCTAACTTGGACTTCTTTGATCAGTTCTCTTTGTCCGTCAGCGAGGGACTAACTAGCTTGGGGAAATTTTTTGGCGTGGTCACGACCGGCGCCGGCGACATTTTCGGGGCTGCATGGGACGGCATGCCAGATGTTGTTAAGGATGCCGGAAAGCTTGTGACTGCCGCAGTCGCGACCAAAACAGCTTTAGAATCGGATGTCGGGAAGAAGTTTCTCACCGGTGCCGTAAAGAATTTTGAGGATTTGACGAAACTACTGAATAAGACCACCACTGAGTATGCACAATTCACAGGTGGTGTGATAAAAGGTGATAATGCGGCAAAAAATTTAGATGGCAGGCTGATGAGACTTCAAAAGCGAAGCCGAACACTCGGCGCCACTGTTAGCGAACTTGCTAAAAGCATGAAAGGGCTGTCCCAGTCGTCTAGAACTTTTGGTATTCTTATGGGTACCAATAGAAAACAGAACACAGCGCTCGTTGATGGCCTAACAGAAGCGGCCTTTACCTTCAGCAAGGTTGGTTTAAATACTGAAAAATTTGGAAAAGCCTTAGATGTTGTTGGGAAAACATACAAAAAATCAAACATTATCAAGCAAGGGAAATTGCTTGGAGCGGAACTTGTTAATATTGGCCGAGTGACCGGCCAGAGCGCCGATGTCATTGCTGATAACTTTTCTACAGCCATGGCTGATTTAGCTGCCTATTCTTTACCGAAAGCAAGAGAAGAATTTAAGAAATTATCAGCGATATCTGCTGTAACTGGTGTAGAAATGTCCAAGGTTATGGCTACCGCAAAACAATTTGATGATATCGAAAAAACTGCCGATGCAGTCGGCTCATTAAATGCTATGATGGGTGGCCCCTATCTCAATACTTTAGACTTGGTTAATGCCACAGAGGCCGAACGTATTGAAATGCTTAAAGACATGATGACCCAAAGCGGCGAGTCTTTCAACACGATGGACAGGTTTAAACAAAAAGCAATCGCCGGCGCCATTAATATGGATGTACAAGATGCTTCTCGATTGTTTTCTGGAAATCAAAAAGATATTGATTCAACGACCAAATCCATAGACAAGCAGGGAGCCTCCTATAGGCAGTTATCTGTGGGGGCCGCAAAATTGGCAACGTCGATAACACAGCAAAAAACGGCAGCAACGGAGAGTGGTTTTCTGATGAATAAAACTTATAAAGCAACGGTGGCAGCGATGAAGGATGTGAATCACGCATTTTTTGCGTTTGGCGATGCTGCCAGAAAAGAGATTGGAGGCGTTGCGACAGGTGTTGTTAAAAAGTTCAATTCAGAGTTGAAAGGATTGCACGGCGCTATATTGCAATTCAAGGCAACCGGAGATCTCGGAAAAGTTTTTACTCCAGATAACATGGGCACTTTGGCTAAGTGGGGTACGTTTGGGAAAGAAGGGACTGCACTCTTCGATGCCACCAGAATGATGATGAGCGCTGATGACCGCGTTGGCTCTGAGAAGCGAGTTAACGAAGGTCGCGCAATACTCGGGCTGCCCCCACAAGCCACAGGGGGCGGCGTGCAGGCTACAGGCCAGGCACCGGCCGCAGCCGCCAACCAGGCACAAGTTGTACAAGCAGTTGGGAACCTCGGGACAACGACAGCAACAGATAACGCAAAGCTTTTAAAAGCGATGCAAGACAATACGACTGCAATAAAAGACGGTCAGGACGACAAAAAAACAATCAATGTTCAGCTTAGCGTCGATGGGCAAGAAATGGCCACATATGTGACCGGTTTCAACGCACAAAACTAAGGAGGAGAATGTAACAATGGGAGCGGGAGATATTATAACAACTAAAAATCTTAAAAAACAAATGTATAAGATGCTTGAGATTCAACCTCTTCATCTTGATCACGAGGGCTTGCACATTCCAGTGTTAGATTTTCAATTAAGTCAACAATTTAGCCCGTCCTATAAAAAAGAGGAAGTATATGGTCGTATGGATCCAATTCTCACTTACTCGAACACAAAAAGATCGGTTCGGATAGGGTTTGTGTGTCAAGCTCATCATTATATCGATGGCACCGGCGGTGTCGTCGATAACGTTAGTTTAATTAATTTGCTTACTCAAATGCTTTACCCTTCTTATGAAAATGTGGGAAAAGATAAAAAAATGGCACTCTTAAAAGCTCCCCCATTTTTTAAATTAAAGTACGGCCAATATCTTGGCAGCTACGAACAAGATGGCTCACCCGGCGGTGGCTTAACGGGAGTAATTACAGGATTTAGTCACAACATTGGAAAGCCAGCCCGCAATTATGCTTACGGTGAGGCTTCATCTGGTCGCCATTTGGTTCTTCCTCGTGAAATAAAATGCGGTTTCAGTTTTGATGTTGTACATGATAAAGAAGTTGGTTGGAGAAAAAAGGGTGGAAAATATTATTTTAGCCACGATGGTTATGGGTCTAACTTCCCATACAATACTGGCCAAAAAACAACTCCCCCCACGCCAGAAAAACCAAAGGAAGGGCTTTCTCCAGGTCAAAAAGATGCGGCGGGAGACAAAAAGCCCGCTGCAACGCCAAAAGGAGCCGGCACACCAGCTAAAACTGCAGCGACACCCGCAAAGCCGGTCAAGAAGACCGAAAGCAAGGTGGGGCCCCACGCCCAAGCGATGAGCGCCGCCCAGACACGTCAATTGCGCGTCCAGGGGTATGATTTCGACGTTATCGGCACCCAGGAGGAGGGGCTCATAGGGGGCAAATGGGGCTATCAAACGACAACTAACACATGAGTAAAATTGAGGTATAAAAATGGCATATAGATTTTCAAGATATCAAAATAGAACAATATTTAAAAACACAGACCCCAGCTATATAAGGCAATTTTCTTCTAGAAAAGTTGATGGAATAAAACAGCATGGCACCGGAAAATTTGTATGGACTGCTGGCCTGAGCTTTGAGCAAGAATATTGGGGCGTGGGCTCACGATTTTATAAGCTAGCTGCAAAATATTATGAAGATGCTAGTTTGTGGTGGATTATACCATGGTTCAACCAGATGCCCCTAGAATCCGATTTTGAAAACGGGGATGTTGTTATGATTCCATTCCCACTAGAGCAAGTTTTAGACATTTTCAGCCAAGGAGAATAATTGATGGCAACTCCATCTAAAAAATGTGGAGGCAAAGGAAGGGCCGCCAATAAACTTAGAAATTCAGATACTCGCCAGCCGTGGTTTAAACAAGGGTATTTGATGGTCCGAGCGCCAGATTTAACGGCGCCACTGGTGGGCTCACACACTCAAAGTAAGTATATTAAACAAGTGTCTATGCCAAAAAATGAAGATTCTTTAATTAATCTGCTCACTACCAATAAAGATGTTTTGACATTTTTTGATGGGCGCCCCATAGACTACAGCCAGCTTGTGCCGACTATTAAAATATATAAAGTTTATATACATGACGGGAAGGGCGCCGGCAAACCCCAGGATGTCGAGGAACACCTATTCCCTTTTCGCTCATTTCAAGACTTTAAAGATTGGGATTCATCCAAATTTACATACGAAGAGACTGGCGGCAAGGCGACAAATAATAGAAGATTTTTTCGAGGAAAAGATGCCGGCATAAAATCAATCAACATTAAAATGGAAGGGCGCCAAAGAAACCCTGTTTCTGCAAACATAGTCAATGTTACAATTAAATTTTTCTTTAATGATATCAAGACGTTGTTTGATCGAATTGATAATCTTAAGGGAGGAGATCAATCTTCGATAAGTTATTCTGATTTAATTCGCTACCCGCCCTCTTTGAGAAAAACTAGCAGATCTTTTAGAATACGATTAGTTGTGGGCTGGTCTGCAAATTTAAACAATCCGAATTTGGTTAATAATAAGCACTTTTTAGAGGCTGTAAAAAATAGCAAACTTTCAATTGCGGCAGACCTTTACACCCATAATATGGAATTTAATGAGGATGGCTCCTTAATTCTCACTGCTCAATACAAAGGCGCCCTAGAGTCCGCTTTTTCTGGGCAATCGGCAAATATTTTAGGCAACGTCTCTCCTGGAAATAATAAAGAGCTAAACAAAATGAAGGAAACTATCCGCACTGCCGAAGAAAAAATAATTAAAATCAAAGGAAGTAAAAGTCAAAAAAGCAAGGGCAGAAGCCTGGAAGAGATAGAGGCGCTAACAAAAGAAATAGCTAGAATGCGCGAGAATATCAGAAAGGCACTCGGGCCGGAACTCAAAGGTCAATGGCCAGAAGGAGGCGAAGGCCAGCTTAGAGGTAAGCTGCAACAGCTTGCCAAGAAGTGGTCAGACTATAACAGCGCTCGCCCCACAAAGGCCCCATTTAAGACACTAACGACTGCCGCCCGCGGGAAATCAGATATTGTGCGTCGTTCGGAAGTGGAGAGGAATAATCAAGCAAAATTGGCGGCAATGCAAAAAAAATTAAAGAGAGAGGTTGGAAAGAGCAAGCCGAGTAGATCACAAAGGAAATTAATAAGACCACTTGCAAAGCAGATTAGAAAGCTTAAGCGACAAATGGGAGATTTTGAAAAAAGCATGAAAGGTAAACATGTTTTTGAGTATGTAGAGCGCATGCGGCTAAACAATAAGTTGGCCTGGATATCAACTGGCCGCGGCACTAACTTTGGTAATTACAAGGCCTTGATGGAGCTTTTGGAGAAAGAAGGTGGCGTAAAATCCTCACAGACAAAAATTGCAAAACAGACGGAAAAAGTTAAGAATGCGCCAGTAGAACAGAAAAAAAGAAGAAAAAGAAGAAAGAAAAAAAGAACAAAAAAAGCTAAGGGCCGAAAAAGTGTTTTCGGGCGCAACGCCGGCGCAGGAACATTTACTGATGGTATGTCCTTTACCCTAGATGAGGATTTGACTGATCCTCCTGATATTGGGTTGCATGGTCGCCTCGTGCCGCCTTTGGATAAAAAAACGCCAAGAGAATATGCTAGGGATAGGGTTACGGCCTTTAAACAAAGTGAGCATGTCCCTAGCACGGATGGTCCGGACCCTGGAAAGAAAAAGAAAACAAAAGCACAACCCAAGACTGCTAGACGAACCATGTCACATAGCGGCGAGGCAATAGTCTGGAAGAAAAATCCTTCCTATAGGGGCGGTGATAAGACATATTTTTTCAGACTTGGCGACCTACTTACGACCATTTTGGAAAGAGAAGGCTTCGGAGACACCCTGGCAGAAGAGGCGCCAAACTTTAGAGTTCTACTAGGTGAGTACGATATTCCTCAAAATGAAAGAGAGCACATTAGGATGAATTTATATGATTTGCCGGTATCATTAGAGATATTTCACATTTTCGTGGCTCAAAAAATTGTTGGTACTGGCAGGAAGGTTTACCCGCTGCTTCAATTTACTTTTGACTTGATTAAATTTGTAATAGACAAGACACAGGGGGTTTTTGGAAAAGCAGCGGAATTCGCTCAGCATGGAATGTTGCCAGTCAGTTTTAAGATGGATATGACTTCGGTTGATTTGCCGACTGGGCCATTAAAAAATGCATCTAAAGAAAACAGAGACGTCATAAAATTAAAAAATAATGAAGGCAATCTTAATACTTTA